ATGGTACAGTACGTGCAATGCGTGGTATCTGTACCCATTCGTTTTCTTCTTTAATGTCTGTTGGCTGTGGAAGTTTCCACTGCCCTATACTTCTAGTCATCGTCTTCTACAGTAGCTTTAGCTGGCATAAGCATAACACCGCCAGCGGCTTCTACTTGTACCTTCTCTGTTTTAATCAAACCTGTACGGTCAAGCAGTTCTTTAGCTGCTGACATCTTATCACGAATACCAAGTTCAGTTGGGTCATACAAAGCACCCGTCATAGCCATAGCAGCTTTAGGTGCATTACGTGCCATATACATCTGCGTTGCTTCCAGTATCTCTTCCTTAAGACCTTTTACAATTGCAGTTGTAGCAGTAGACTCTGAATACCCTGCCAGTTTCTTTGCGGCAACTACATCGCCACCAGCCTCTTCAAAGAGGACATCAAGAAACTTCTGCTGTCTTTCGTTTAGTTCTCTAGCCATTATTTCTTTTTCATATTATTTGTAGATGACATAACCATACCGCCTTTATTATAACGATAGTCTGTATGGCCTGTGCGTGGTTTACCGATGTAGCCACCTTTATTTTTTGTAAGGCTAGATACAAAAGAACCTAAACCTTCAGAAATAGATTTACCTTTCTTTTTATCGTCACCTGAAAACAAACCCGATATAGCTTTTTTAGCTGCTTCTACCGCACCAATCTCCCCTTTAACACCTAATCTTTCTATATCAGATTGGGATGCTTTACCTAGCAGTGTTTTGTCACCGCCCGGTTTCCCTCTATATAGCATAAGTTTTCCAGATTTGTTTCTTTCAATAAATTCATTTGCCATTATTTAAATTCTCCATGATGCATAGCGTGTGCCAATTTCGTTGCTCGTAATTTTACCTGAATTGCCCACCTGCTGTCAAGCATTTCTTTTGCTGCGGTGCGAAAATCTTCTTCGTGTATTGCAGCCCACATCTTCTTAAACTTACATAGACGTGGCACACCCATATTAAATGCCATGTCTACTAGCACAAGTTGACGTACAGAGTCTAAGCTGTCCACGCAAGGGTGCGCACGTAACAGTTCTTCCTCAACTATCTGTACGTCATTCTCTAACAGATAAGCAGCATCTGCCTCTGTAATTCCGTGTTCATATACAGCGTCAATGCTTGGAAAGTCCAGAACATCTAATTCTTCTTTGGTGATGCCTCTGTCTTCAAGGTTTCTACCTACACCTATTGTGTCAATGCCCAAGCTATCTTGGTACACCTCAAGGCGCAGACCTTCGTGTTCCACTAGCTTCTTCAGCAAATGTGTACGTACATATTTCATTTTTCATGACCTAACCATACAGCAAAAGCACCAGTCATTGCACCTGTAACGGTAGCGGTTAAAGCGGTTGCTTGAGATGTCATAGCTTCAGATGAAAGACCCATGAACCAGTATAATACTTCTATGTACATAAAGGTCATTACCGCCATCATACCACGAGGCAGTAACTTCCACTTCAGTACTCGTTCCATTACAAAAGTCATTTGGTTAGCTTCTTATACTTTTCAAAACTACGCATACCGCCCAAGCCCAACATGCCAAGTAATACAGTCATTAGTGTGTCCATATCAAATGCAGGGTATGTTGGTGTCTCATAACCAAGATATGCAGTGATTACATCAACAGACGGAAATAAAATAAAGTGTGCGAATAAGGCAAGGCCGCATGTCCAGCCAACAAAGGGTCTCCAACCTGCTACAAATATATTACGTGACTTAGCTTCCTCTGCATTGATAGCAAGCTGACCTTTAGCTAACTCCTGTGCATGGCGTTCAGCCATTGTAGCAATTTCATGTGCCAGCTTATTCTTCTGGTCTTTGTCCTCAACGAACTTACCAATCAGTTCGGTTGCTGGGCCTATCAGTGCCTGTATCATTTAGATTCCTCGTCTGAACTTGGCTGTTTTATCTGATATCGCTTTAGGCTGTCTGACGAACTGCTTACCAGCACTAGTTCCTTTTCGTTTAGCACGGGTGGTGGCTTGGTACTCCTGCGGTGACAACGCTTTGATAGCCGCAGCAGGTAAGTACCGTTCTCCAGTTTTTCCAGACGGCTTCCCACTCTTGGTTCTCCAGTCTTGTCTAGTCCAAGCCTTTAGACTTTTCTGTGGTCCTTTTAATGCCATATCTAAGTTATACCATCTTTATATCTGTTTGTCAAGCTAAAAAGCAGCAGCCAGTATTAAAACTATTAAACCACCAAACAAAATAATGAAGGATATTATTGTACCCCACATTATCATTTCTTCTATTTCTTGTTTTCTTTTACGTTCTGCTTCTAGTCTTTGCTTTCTTATCTGACCCTGTATTCTTATTATCTGTGACCATGCTGATGGTCCATAGGTCATGTTTACAAAGTTACGTAACTCTTCTTCCATTTGCTCTGCCTTCTTCTTGGCTGCAAATGTTTCCAGTGCCTCTTCTTCTACAGAACCAAACCTGCGTCCTTTAGCTTTCTCATGACCTTTCTTAACATCATGGATAGCATTCATCCAACGGCCTAAATCACCAGCCATTGATTCAATATCTTTGCCTATCTGCAAACCTTTTTTGATGGCTTCATATGCCATCTTTGCAGAGGCAATGGCTGTGATGGGGTCTACCATTGCTTACTCCACGATGTTGACTACGAAATATTTTCCTTCACTGTTCTTGTCTAATTCTACCTTACGCATTTCGCAAGCATATCTGGTGCTTTTAAAGTCCTTGCCTACGTTACGCTCTATTTTACGTTTCGTTGATAAGCAATCAGCTATATTATCATAGCTTCTATATTCCATTATATCCCCTGACACATACAGGAGCAATACCATAACTGTCTCAATCATTCTGCTATCTTCCTGTGTGTCATTTCCATCTGAGCATCTTTTAGTTTTTCAATCTGCTCTTCAAGACTAGCTATACGCTTTTCGTAAAACTCCAGTGTTAGTTTCTGCTGTTGGTCATAAGGCGCACGGCCTTCTTCTATTTCTGTTGCCAGCTTTTCTAATTCACCAGCTAGATGTTCAATCAACATAAACTGTTCATTGTCTGCTGGTAAGCTGCCCATTTCACCACGAGGCCACTTAATACGAAAGTCTGTATTCTGTTGCAAGTCTGCTTGCATCATGGTGACGTTTGTTTGTAGTGAAGTAATCTTTTCTGTTAAACCAAAGTATGCCCACGTAGCTACAGATGTAGCAATAACCATTGAGATAATATTTCTCAACGGCATTTGCAGTTCAGTATTTTCGCTTAACTTAGCTGGCATTAGCTTTTATAACCGCCACCTGCTTTCTTGTACTCAAGGGCAAGTAGCTGGGCTTTACGTGCTGACCACTGACCAGCTCTACCGCCACGTGTTCCAGCTTTAATCTTTTCAAATAATCTTTTTCTCAAGGCTGGCTTAGTGTAGTTGCCAGCTTCATTAACTCTACTTTTGCTCTTCGTTTTAGACTTCGCCTTGCTGCCAGCTTTTCCAACTGACCCACCTGCCTTGAGTTTTTGGCCTTGCGCCACCCCTTTAATTGTTCCTTTGTTGGCACTTGCGTAGAAGATTTGTTCACCCTTTTTCTCTCCATACTTCTTTGTCATGGCAGATTTAATCTTAGAGCCTTTAGTTGTAAGGGGCATATCTCCTTCTCCTATGCACGTGCAGGGTTGTAGTATTCTTTTACAGAAATAGTAACACCTAAACTTCCACCACCGTTAAATACAACAATCTTATCGCCAGCATGTAAGTGTAGTCTATCTGACGTAATCATGTTGTATACGTCATTACCACTTATAGATTTATTATTTACGATAGTGTAATATGCGTTGTCCTCTTTGTGATACCATTGTATGCTGATGTTATCAGTAGAGGACGCACCATTACTAACGTGCAGGAACTCTACCGTAGCATCGTGAAAGTTTGGCACGGTATATAGTACATTAGCACTAGCACCGCCAGCGGTGGCAGTAACTGCAATACTTTCCGTTGCGGTATTAAATGCGGCAGGTTGTACCATTACCTATCATTCCAATCCAACACACGTTTATGTTTCTTCCAGAACCAGTTGCCGATACAGGTAAAGGGCTTACCCATATAGAGCAAACCCCAACCTAAATATGTAATTGCTTTGCGCTTCATTTTTTCTTTACTGCGCCACCACGCATCATTTTCTTTTTAGCCATCTTAGCCATACCACCGCCACGCATCATCTTAGCTTTGGTCTTAGCCATACCGCCACCACGCATTTTTTTCTTAGCCATTTTTGTTTTGCCAGCCATCATACCACCTTTATTCATTTTGTCACGTTCATTTAATAAAGACTGCACTGCTGAAGCAAGGGCATCTTTTCCTCTAAATGCTGCAGCAGGTAGCCCCAAAGATTTAGAAACTACACGAACAGCTTTGTTAAAGTCAGCTTTTGCTTGTGCTGCCTTTTTATTTTTAGGTCTTGACTTTGGCCCTGTAACATCAGCCATTTCTTAATCTCCGTCTGTCCAGCACAAGTGACTCATATACATCGTCAGGAAAGTGCTGGTAGTATCCCGACTTTTGTAAACTTAATGCCGCATCATCTAATGTAGATAGCCTCTGTACGAATACCATACAATAGACTAACTCATCATCTGTTACATCATCTATTAAAAAGTCCAGACCTGCATCCTCTGCGTCATAGTCTGGATGAAACACCATAAGGTGCATATCTTTATTAGCTAGTGCTAATGCCTCGTTCATGCCATCACAAAATCCGTCTAGGTATTCCATGTCTGGCAGTAAGTGTGTAGCCCACACTACAATGTCAAAGTTATGTGCATCAAAGTCCGTGACTTCTTTTACTAAACCCTCTAGCCCGGTGTTTATGCTAAAGGTTACCTTATTATCTAGCCATGCTTGCTTTGCATATGGACATGGCGGTAGGCCATTTAACTTTGCATTAGGTACTTCAAGAAAGTCATGTGACCACTTGCGAATGTCAGCTTCAATAGGGTGCATTACTTCCCGGTGATTTTATTGTAGGATTCAGGACTAGCTTTTTTCAAAGCACGTAGCCCAGCATTATCTGTGACACTTCCACCTGCTGCATAGTTATGTTTCTTACCTTTAACTGAACCACCATAAGCCATCTCAGGTTTCTTGCCCTTCTTGACTTCAGCCATGCCTACGCCAATAGAAATGACAGGCACTTTTTTTGTGGCATTGCCACCTTTACGAAACTCACGACCACCTGTTACATTTTTTTCTGGTGGGGTCGGTAGCCCCCTCTTCTTCAGTTCAGCTAGAGCAGCCCGAACTTCACGTACAGATGCTCCACTGTTTTTCTGCAATACAGCCTGTAACTGTGAGTCAGTTTTATCTGAGGTTTTAT